AAGAAGACGAAGACGTAACATATACGAATTTTGAGGAAGCAGTACGAGAAATTAACATTAGAGGGTCAGTTGACGAAGCATATTTTTAATCACAAATCACTAAAAACAAAAAATTTAAAACAAAAAATTATGAACAAATTAAACAACAATTTAGGAACGCTGATAAGTCTAGGACTTGATTTAGATTTATTTTTTTCAATGAACATTACCGATTATGATTTTTCATTAATCGGATTTTATACCGTAAAGGTGGAAGACCATTTAATTTCAAAAGGATTTACTCAAGGAAATTATATTTATAATGATAATCCAGAATGGGTAGAGTACAAAAAAGATGATTGTAGAATTGCATTACACAAGAAATAAGATGAAAGTATCAAACATGACATCCAGCAAAGGTACAAAGGTTGCCAACCAGTTTATTATTCACACACCAGAAGCGACCTATTTCAAAAGCTACGACAGTATAATAATTAAAACATTTTTTGAATGTGGAAATCGGGTTGTTTTACTCGATAGTTATTACTGGGATTATTCTAAAACTACTGCAAAGTATAGAAACTTATTCCTTGGGGAAACAACCAAGGAAACACAAGCGAAAATAGACAAAGGAATTTATAAACTTATAGACTTAAATGAATAATGGAATACGGAATATATAAATTTGGCGAACTCACTTTTGAAATCGAATATGATTACTATGCCGGTGAGCAAGGTGTTATGTATTATGGTGACGGAAGTGGGTATCCAAGTTCGTCACCATCTGTAGAAATAAATAGTATTTATCTAAACGATACGGAAGTAATGGATATACTGACTGATTTTTTTATAGATACTATCGAAATTCATCTTTTAAATTCACACGAATGAAATTCGAAGATTTCAAATTGATATACGAAGAAATGTATAACGTATTTCAAAGGGATAAGGAACTTACTCACATCGAAATCATATTCCATATTAAGCCGGTTTTGAGTGAAAAGAAAATAGCAAAAATTAATATAAAAACCTTTAAGGATGAAAAAATATCTAATAGAATTATTCGATAATGTCGAACTCGATGGCATCGACTGGAATGATTATCCAGACTTTTGCGATATGTATTTGGTTTCTGCCGATTATGAAGGCAGACCATTAACAAACGATGAAATTGAAGAATTGAATAACGACAGTCAGTTGATTTATGAATTGTATTTACGAACACTATAAACTATAAAATTATGAGTAACAAAGAAAATGAAAATTGTTCAACAAAGGAATTGGTTGCATTCCTTTCAGCTTCTAATGAAGCTTTGAGAATGGAAAATTTAAGACTATTAGACGAAGTAGAACGATTGACGAACAACATCGAGGTCCACGATGCCGAAATAATATATGGACATAACTATTTATATAACTTTAAACATTAAAATTATGGGTAAAACTATTGTAGCGTTCAACGAAGCGCCAAGCATGGATTTGAAGCAAAAATTATCGATTATTCAATTCGAATTCAAAGCCAAAAAAACGTCTTATAACAAGTTTGGAAATTATTATTTCCGAAGTGCTGAAAGCATTTTAGAAGCGTTAAAACCGATGAACGAAAAGTATAAAGTCTACTTTACGGTAAACGAACGATTAGTAAACGCAAACCCACCAATAATGGAAAGCGTAGCAACTATTTGGGATTGTGAAAGCCAAGACAGAATTGACTGTTCAGCAGTTGTTGGGGTTGATTTAGAACAAAAAGGAATGGCCACACCACAAAGGTACGGCAGTACATCCAGCTACGGCAAAAAATATGCTTTAGGAAATCTACTTTTGATTGACGATACGGCAGACCCAGACGCAACTAATAAGCACGAAAAGGACCAAAGCAAACCTTTATTAGTTGAACATACGGAAGCTTACAATAAGGCATTAGATTACCTTGCCGGTGGTGGAACTATTGACACAATTGAAAAGAAATATTTATTAACCAAAGAAGTAAAAGAAAAATTATTAAGATAATGGAATTAAAAGGAACTATAATCGTAATTGGGAATACCGAAGAATTCGGTGCCAAAGGTTTTAAGAAAAGACAAATCGTTATAAAAACCGATGCACAATATCCACAAACTATTCCGGTGGATTTCACACAAGACAAATGCAAATTGTTAGATTTTTATAAAGTTGGCGATTTTGTAGACATCGGAATTAATATTCAAGGAAGTGAATGGAAGGGAAAATACTATGCTAATATCCAAGGTTGGAAGATTAGTAAAGGTGAAGCAGAATTAAATTCTAATAAGTTTATGCCGGACCGACAAAGCGTTGAGAATATGATGGAATATGCAGAAGAACAACACGAAGATTTACCATTTTAATAACTATGGCTGGGCAGAAATGTCCGGCCTTTTCAATTCACTAATTTTAAAAAACAAAAAAATGAAAAACGAACAAACAGAATTATTCAAAGTAGTAGTAAGAAGTAATGCAAAATTCAGATATCTAGCATTTTTGAAGGATGTAAATTTGTCTTTAAAAGACAGTACAGAATTATCTTTTAACGGCTTGGCAGAAAAACATAAGGTCGCTAGGGGTTTAATGGTAAGCGTACTAGAATTAAAAATTATGAAAAAAATAAGTCCTAGGAATTTTAAATGGATTGGTAAAAGACCTTCTTTAGAAATGGCGAATGATATACTAAATCATCAAAGAGCCAGAACAAACGCTAGAAGAAATAAAGAAATTTTTAAGCCAGTAGAAGAACAGAAAGTAATTACAGATAAGATAAAAACAAACATTAGAAGACCTATGCCAGTTGTAAAAGAAAAGACTGTAAAAATTAGTATTTTGTGGGGTTTAATTAACATCAATAAAGTATGTTAATAGACTATAAAAAACAATTGGAAATTCTGCAGTCGATAAGAAAAGGAAAGCTAAAAGAAGGTTTAAAACTGGATATACCGGAAATTGACGAATACATCCGGTTTAAGCCATCGAATTTCAATATTGTACTTGGTCACGCAAATGTTGGGAAAACGACATGCGTATTATATTTGATGCTTTGTTATTCCTTGAAGCATGACTTAAAATGGCTAATATGCAGTACGGAAAATGATAGCTATTCATTAATTCGTAAGTTGGTGGAATTCCTAGACGAAACACCCATCAATTTAATTTCTGAAAGTAACTTCAAAACTCACACCGATTTTATCAATAAACATTTTAAATTTGTAGATAACAATGTTATGTATAATTACAATAGTGCTATTTCGATGTTTAAAGACGTTTTAAAGGACTTTCGTTACGATGGTATACTTTTAGACCCATATAATGCTTTGGCGAAGGATAACGACCTAATGAAGCATTTAGGGGGGCATGAATATGACTATCAAGTTTGTACTGAATTGAGAATGTTTTGTAAAGCTAATAAGGTTTCGATGTGGTTAAACACCCACGCAAATACAAACGCATTGAGAATTATATACAAACAAGACCATATTTATGCCGGACATCCGGTTCCACCAATGGCTTCTGATGTCGAAGGTGGTGGAAAATTTGTGAATAGGGCCGATGATTTTTTAGTAATTCATCGGTTTACATTACATCCACAATTATACACTACGACTATGATACACGTTAGGAAGGTCAAAGAAACAGAAACCTTTGGCAGACCAACCAGTATTGACAAACCGATTGAAATTGTAGCTTTACAAAACAATGTTGGTTTTAGTATAGAAGGTAAATCCATTTTACGAATTATTAAAGAAAGTCAATTAAATTTCCTATGAAAACAATTTTAGATATACTTTCAGAAAAGCACAATATTTGGCTCAAATATATTATATCCTTTGGATGCAATCCAGAAATAGCCGAGGACTATGTTCAAGAAATGTATCTAAAAATTTATGATTACAGTCAAAGGAAGGATAACGACCTAATGTATAATGAAAATGAAATAAACTACTTCTTTATTTATGTCACGTTGAAAAATATGTTCTACGATAATAATCGTAAAAAATCAAGAAACATCATAGTCAGTATTGAAGAAATTGATTTACCGGTGGAAGATTATTCCGAAACTGAATTCAATATCCAGTTATACAAAGTGAAATCTTGGGAAGAAAATATAAACACCGAAATTGATAATATTAAAACTTACACAAGAACGAAAGCAAATTTATCATATATCAAGTTTATTTACGATAAAATTTTTATAGAAAATAAATCAATAATGGATTTAAGTAAAGAAGTAGGAATTTCATATTGGAGTTTACGAAACACCATTCAAATAATAAAACAACAAATCGAAAATGAAATATGACTTATATGACCAAATGTCTGCAAAAGAACGAGCCGAGTTACTTTTAAGCAAATATTCCTTTGAATATATAAAAGAAGTAGTAAATGGAATTATTGTCCAAAGCAGAAAATTGAATGAAACTGCCAGATGTAATTACTGGAATGAAGTATCACTAGAAATTAAAAAAATTAAAAACTTATGAAGGAATATAAAATAGAAATTAAAGAAACTTTTACCAAAGTTATAACTGTAACTGCGAGTGATGAAGATTATGCCGAAAAAATTGTAAGAAGGATGTATTACAAAGACGATGTAATATTACTAGATTACGCAAATTTAGATAGTGTTGAATTTAAAAATGTAACCTAATGACACCAAAAGAAAAAGCAAACGAGTTAGTTGTTAAATTTATTAAACATAGTAGAGCAGAAAAAGATATTAAACCAATTCAATCAGCCAAACAATGTGCATTAATAGCAGTTGATGAAATAATACAAAGCCATTATTATGCTTCATCTGGAATTAAACCTATGATTTATGATTATTGGAAAGAAGTTAAACAAGAAATAGAAAAGCTATGACGCAAACTATAACTTGGTGGAAATTACTAATCGTTTTTGTGTCTGCCATAGTTTTGGAAGCCAATAGTATAGCTGGATTTAAATATCTAGTTGACAAAAACTGGGCCGGAATGGTTTTTATGGTTGGTATAAATCCATTCCTTTGTTTGCCACTAAATCACTACACAATAGACGCAAAAACTTTTAAAGAAAGAACAATAATAGCAACTGCATTTAGTTTAGGTTTTGCAGTTGGAGTAATAACAATTAGACCATTTTTTATATAATATGACACCACAAGACAAAAAAGAACTGGAGTTTATAAAAAAGACAGTAAAAGAACTAATAATATTTTTTGTAATAATTATTACTTTTCTAATAATAGTAAAAGAATTTTTGATATGAAAACGTATAAAATTAGATTAGGCGATGTACTAGAGTTTATATTTAGGGTAACCGGTATAAAAGCGATAGTAAAAAAGTTTTATCCAAATTGTGGATGCGATGCCAGACAAAAAAAGTTAAACTTTGAAATTAAAAGAAAATAACGACTATGGACAAATCTTATTCAATTTTCTGCATAGCAAGTCAATTGCTAGAAGGTAACGACAGAGACCTAGACAAAGTTTGGGAAACTGCAACAGAACTATACGATGAATTTTTAGCCAGTAAATTCAACGATTATAATCAATCTGAACTGGACTGTATCAATAAATTTTTAATAAATCGAATATGATAATATCAGAACGAATAATATCAAAAGAAAACGGAACCGAATACTATAATATAAATTTCAAAGTATTCAGTCCAAATGACATTACGGCAAAACAATATGAAGAAATCGAAACTATGATTTATGAAAAGTTAAAACAAATAGAAGATGAAAAAAGAATTCAAAATGTCAACCGATGATTTCCTTTGGTGGGGCAAATTTAGAGAAGTAAGAAGGCGAAGCATTAAAAACGATGAATACAGAACTATTTGCGAAATACATTCTAGGGTATTTGAACACGACATCGTTTACGTAGGAACATGTTGTTCTGAATACATCCAAGCTTACATTGACGATTTGAACGAAATATATTCTAACTTATGATTATCACAGAAAATTCCCATCACAAATGGGAACAAGGGATAATCCTTTTGTTAAATTTGGATGGCTGGGATTTAACTTGGACCGGTGGTGAATTTGAACACTACGATGCTAAAGGGAAAACACCGAAAGGATTTGATTGCGTGATGGAGTTTAAATTACGACATAAATATTATCCATCAAAAATATTAGAGAAATTCAAATATGATAAGCTAATGGCAGAAAATTGTATGCGATTTTATTACGTTTTTGATTGTCGAGGTAACTATTTATATTTCCTTGATAACTTGGACCTACCGGAACCGGTTTTGATAAACTGTAAACAAATAGAAAAAATTGACGTTTCAAAATTAGTCGATAAGTCTTGTTATATGCTTTCAGAAAGCCAAGCCAGTATAATTAATAAATACTAAAAATTTGTAGATAAGAAAAAAAGAATACCTTTGTAATAATTAATCACTAAAAACTTTTAAAATGAAAAACAGAAAACAAATGTACATTAATGAAACTGAATGTTTGAGCCAGTCAAATGGTGAATTATACCTTGATGGTGAATTCGGTTCCCTAGTTTGGAATTGTGAAACACTATTCACGGACTTGCCACATATTATTCGATTGGTTTACGAAGCTAGAGCCGAAACCGATAAACGAGTAAAAGAACAGATTGAAGAAATAACTAGACTGGTTACGGTATGATAGTTTTAGTTGATGCCGATAGCTTAATCTGGAGTAGTTGTTACAAAAAAAGAATTAATCCGGATGACGAAATGTATCATACTATTGATGATGCAAAATTAAAGTTTGACGATGTATTTATGTCCATCATAAATAAAATCGAAGAAACTCACGAACTAGACAAAGTAATAACCTTTGCCGGTGCAAAAGGGAATTTTAGGAAGCAAATATCCAAAACATATAAAGCGAATAGAAAAGAAAGCGACAGACCACCAATTTTAAAAGAACTGCAAAATTATGTATATGAAAGCTACAATGCAATTCAAGGTGAAGGGGTTGAAACAGACGATGTCGTAGCAACTTACTGGAAACAATTATCAACTGAATTTGGCCGAGACCAAGTTATGATTGTAAGTATAGACAAAGACTACAAACAATTTCCTTGCCTAATTTACGATTATCACTATAAAAAACAATGCTTTTACGATATATCGGAAGCCGATGCTAAAAGAAATTTTTGGGTCCAGATGGTTGCCGGTGATAGTGCTGACAATGTAAATTATTGTAAAGGTTATGGCGAAGCTTATTGTAAAAAAGCATTTAAGGACTGTTTAAGCGACTATTCCTATATAAAGGCAACTTTTAGTCTATATAAAAAAATCTATCGAAATAAAGCACGAGAAAAGTTTTTGGAGTGCTTTAACCTTTTAAAATTAAGAACAGAATGACAAAACCCGAATTTGTAGCGTTAGAAATAAAGAAAGCCACAAGAATAAACGTATACGACAAAAGAAGAACCCAAGAAGTAGTTGACGCACGAAGCTTATACTGTTATATTTTGAGAAACGATTTCAAAATGACTTTGTTCGAAGTCCGAGACACGATAATTGAAAATGGCAGAAGTTACGACCATGCGACTGTTTTGCATTCGCAAAGGATGTATGACGAAGTAATTTCACGAAAGCCACATTTATCTTATATTAGAGACAATATATTAGGCCTAATTTCGCCAAGGTTTGCTTTGATTAAAGCGATTAATCAACTAGACGATAATCAAATAAAAATAATAGAACAATGCGTAAACAGTAACTTATGAATAAAATAGTAAAAATATCCAGCGTAAAACTAAATCCGAATAATCCAAGGTTAATCAAGGATGACAAATTTAAAAAGTTAGTAAGGTCAATAAAAGACTTTCCAGAAATGTTAGAAATCCGGCCCATTGTCGTGAATAAAGATATGATAATACTAGGTGGGAATATGCGTTATAAAGCTAGTGTTGAAGCTGGATTAAAAGAAATACCGATTATAATAGCAGATTTGACAGAAGAAAAGCAAAGGGAATTTTTGATAAAAGATAATATTTCCGGTGGTGATTGGGATTGGAATATTTTGGCAAACGAATGGGATGAAGCTGAAATTACTGACTGGGGTTTGGATGTCTGGCAAACACAACCGGACATCGATTACGATATCTTGAACGATGATGATGTTTCAGACCAATTAGAAGATATGACCAATGGTGTAAAGAAAGCGATACAAATCGAATTTGAAGCAGAACACTATCAAGAAGCTTCTGAACTGGTTAAATTCTGGCGTGAAAGGGATGCGTACATTGGTGGAATGATAATTGAATTCCTAAAATCAGAAAAGGAAAAACTATGAAGATTTCAGAAGGTAAAATAAACGGCATCAAATTTTATTATCGAGAAGGTTATAGCGATTTAAAAACCTTTGAAGAAGTTTTAGGGAATAAGGTTTATTTACGAAAAGGAATGACAATTGACCCAAATGACAATTGGATGGATTGCGGTGGAAATGTGGGTGCGTTTGCTTTATTAGTTTGCGCACTCGGTGGGAAGGTAACAATTTACGAACCGGACCCAAACAACTGCCAGATGATTAAAAAAAATTTAGAACTAAATAATTTCAAAGCCGAAATAAAACAAGTGGCATTAGTTCATAACGACAGAAAAGAAGCCGTTTTATTCATCGGTAATAATAATGCAGTTTGGCGAAACTCAATAGTAAAGAAATGGAATAACAAAGGTATTAAGGTTCCTTGTATAAATTTTGATGAAGAAGCTAAAAACTTCGATTGTTGCAAAATGGATATAGAAGGGGCCGAAATGCTTATCCTAGAAAATTCAAATAAAATTTTTGATAAACTGGTTTACGAATGGAGTTTGGATATTGACCGAAATATAAATAGATTACGAATACTACTAACCAGACAAAAAAATATGTACAAAAGGATTATTGAAGATGGCAGTATCTTAAAACTACCGGATGAAAGCTTACCGAGAAATATAGCTAGAGCATGTACAAACATTTTTTGTTATAAAAATTAAATTATGAAAAGAATAGATTTAAAACAGATTGACCATAACGTAAAAATTGGTGACAATTGTCCGTACATTGAGCCAAATGTAACCGAAGACAGTATTTTTTATTTCGATGGTGAGCCGATTGGATTTTACCTAACTCAAATGCCAGAAAAAATGTGTAAGTTGGCAGACTTGGCCAATTCAGAATTGAGAAGCAAAAACGTGCCAAAAACAGAAATGAAACGGTCAAGTGGATTACACAATACAGAAAAGGAAGTATTACAATATTCGACCATATTAGGTTCCATTCCACCAAAGCCATTAATGAGAAGGCCATACGCAAGTATTTCAAGCGTACATTCTGTAAAATCTTCCCAGACCTTTATCAAAGCGATGTTGCTTTTGGCAAAAGAAAGCGAACAACTTATAAAGGAAATAATACCAAATCAATACGAACAACAAATGGAACTTTTCAAGGATGTACCGGACAAATGGAAGTTTGGAAATCTGTTCACAAGTTCGATTTCTAACTATAATATATCTGCGCCAATTCATAGGGATGCCGGAAACATCCAAGGGGCCGTAAATGTAATTATTTGTAAGAAGCATAATTCAAAAGGTGGTGACTTACATATACCGGATTATAACGCAACCATTGGTCAAAAAGATAATAGTATTCTAGTTTATCCAGCTTGGCGAAATATGCATGGGGTTACGCCAATTATTCCAACCTTCGATGGGGGATATAGAAATTCACTTGTTTTCTATCCACTAAAAGCATTCAAAGGAATATAAGATGGCAAAAACAAAACAACAACACGAAGCTGAAATAATCGAAGTTATCGAAAGGAATAAGATAATGAAAATTCAGCATATTTTTACACACTATTTAGATTTGAAATCTTCCCAGTTCTATAACTTGGAATTGGAAAAATCGGAAAGCATAAAAGAAGCCATTACATTGAACAAAACCAAGGCCGTGGGGTATATGTTAAACAAATGGATTTCATCCGATAACCCAACTTTACAAATATCTGCGTTTAAGGTTTTATGCGATGATGACGAACGTAAAAAGTTATCTATGCAGTTTATGGAAACTGATAACCGACACGAACTAAAACAATTTGAAATCGAAATAATTGGCAGAAAAGAAAAAAATACAGACTAACATAGTTTTCGAACACCTAGTCGATAGCAAAAAAAGAATAGTTATTGAACAAGGTGGAACTAGAAGTGGTAAGACTTACAATATACTGATGTGGATTATATTCAAATACACGACAGAAAATGTAGGCCTTACCATAACGATTTGTAGAAAAACCTATCCGGCATTAAGGTCCAGTTGTATGCGTGATTTTTTTGAAATTCTAAAGACCTACGATTTATATAATGTCGAACTTCACAACAAATCCAATTCGGAATATTTGCTAAATGGAAATCTGGTTGAATTTATATCCTTGGACCAGCCACAAAAATTAAGGGGCCGGAAACGTGACTTACTTTACATCAACGAAGCGAATGAAATTTATTACGAAGACTGGCAACAATTAATTTTCAGAACGACTGGAAGGGTCGTAATGGATTATAACCCAAGTGATGAATTCCATTTTATTTACGATAGGATTAAGCCAAGGGAAGACGTCGATTTCTTCATAACAACTTACCTAGATAATCCGTTTCTTGACCAAGACACAATTAAGGAAATCGAAAGACTGAAATACATCGATGATAATTATTGGAAGATTTACGGACTGGGTGAAATAGGAACCAGTAAATCAATTATTTTTAGGTTTGTAGATTGTTTTGACATCCCAGAAACTGCAACCTTTTTGGCTTTTGGAATGGACTTTGGTTACTCGAATGACGCAACAACTTTGGTAGGGGTTTGGAAACAAGGCGATGATTTATTTTTAAAGGAATACTTATACAAGACCGGTTTGACAAACCGAGACATCGACACGTATTTGAAACAATTTAACATCGGAAGACAAGAAATTTATGCCGATAGTTCAGAACCAAAATCAATTGAAGAACTTTACCGGATGGGATGGAATATTAAACCGGCAACCAAAGGTCAAGGAAGCGTAAACATCGGAATAGATATGATGAAGCGTTACAGAATTAATATTACAGTCGATAGCTTGAATATGATTAAGGAATTTAAAAATTACAAATGGTCCGAAGACAAAAATGGGAACATCCTAAATATTCCAGTTGACGCTTTCAATCATACCATAGATGGGGTAAGATATGCGTTATACGATAAGTTGGCCAGACCAAACTACGGAAAGTATGCAATAAGGTAGAATAAGGATGTTTAAGGCATCCTTTTTTTTATTTGAATAGATTACTCACAAAATCGAAAATAATACGTTATATATAAAAAATGAGTGGCAGATATGCCAAGCAAACACCAAAATAATAAAATGAAAATATCAGTTCCAAGTTCACTAAAAGACATCACTTTGTCAAAATACCTAGAGTATTTGAAAGCCATTAAAGAAGCTGAAAAGCATCCGGACCCAAACTACCTAGAAATAAAAAAAATTGAGATATTTTGTAACATTACGCATATTGAAGCTTTGAATATCGAGTATTCATTTATTAGTACAATTAGCGAAAGAATAGATGAAATCCTAAAACAAGAACCGGACCTAGTAATGAAATTCAAAGTAGGCGATATTACATTTGGCTGGATACCAAAATTAGATGACATGTCTTATGGCGAATTTTTAGATTTGAATTCTAATATATCAGACTGGGAAACGATGATAATTTCAATGGGTGTTTGTTACCGGCCTATAACAAAGGAATTCAATGGTAAGTATTTGGTCGAAGAATACAAAGGCGATACGTATCACGATGCGCTAAAACAAATGCCGATGGATGCCGTAGTTGGTGCGATGGTTTTTTTTTGGAATTTAGGACTGGATTGCACGACTTATATTCTGAAGCATTTGGAACAGAAGAACACGATGACTTTTCAGAAGCAACTTTCTTTAGTCGAAACTGGGGTTGGTATGCAACAATCGATGAACTCGCTGGGGGCGACATTACAAAATATGAAGCGATAGAAAAGTTACCTATGCATAAATGCTTATACAATTTATGTTATAAGATTTCCAAAAACAAAAAAGAACGAAACGAACTAAAACGAATACAAAAAAATGGCAGATAACACTAGAGGGGTCGAAGCAATTTACAGAATTATAGAAGCGTTAACGGATGAATTAAAATCAAATCCATTTTGTAATACCGTATCAGTTGGAACATTAACGGAAGTGGATTTACAGAAATTGACTATATTCCCATTGGCCCATATTGAACTTGATAACGTGACCCATAACGATAGCACACTAACTTTCAATTTGACAATATTGAATTTAGACATAGTCGAAATATCAAAAGAATTACCGGAAAATTTAATATACGGAAATGACAATCTAATCTATATTTGGACAAATCAGCTTTATGTAATCAATCGACTTGTTTCTAGAATTTATCAATCAACTATTTATAACGATGGTTGGGAATTAGAAGGGGTGCCAACATCGGATTTCATCAATAAAGAAATGGAAAATATGTTAGCCGGTTTTTCAACCACACTAGCTATTTCAGTTCCAAACGATATAAACAAATGCTAAAGCTAAAAGAATTACAATCTGCGCTAGACAGATTTGGGGATAAAGTTATTTCGGATGCCAAAGCTAATTTGTCATCAAGTGGCAAAGTTGATACTGGCAAGTTACAAAGTAGTTTAAAAAATAGTGGCGCTATCTTTTATAAGCAAAGTATTGAACTTGGAATTTCTATGGGTTACTATGGCGCATTCGTTGAGAAGGGTGTTAGGGGTGCCGGTGGAGTTAGGAAAATGACTAGCAAATTTAACCGGTCAAACAACAAGGGTAAAATGTGGAAACAAAACGGTAAGGATAGTCCATTCAGTTTTAAAGAAGGGGTTAAACCTAGCGTTAAACATTTTATCGACTGGAGTGCCAAACGTGGCTTAAATCCATTCGCAGTTCGTGAAAGCGTATATAGACAAGGTATCGCACCAACACCATTTTTAGAAGATGCAGTAAAAAAGAATATTAATAGTTTGCCAATTTTAATACAAGATGCTTTTGCGCTTGATGTAAAAAATACAGTCAATTTTATAATCAAATCAAATATAAAAAAATAATATGCCAGCAAATCGAATAAAAGTAATTCTAGCTAGAAGTCCTTATCAAGTTATAATTGACGAAGATAGTCAAACAAGTACAAAAGTCGAATTAAGACTTTGGAACAAAGGCGAGACAAGACCAACAAACCCAACTTATATAATGAGTGAGGGAATTGCATCGGTAACACAAACACAAACTAATTACAATATATCGCCTTTTATTCTAGAATACATTGATAAATTCTATCCAGAATATTATAGTCAAAATGTAGCATTAGCAAGGAATGAAGAATGGTGCATTGGGGAATATAAAACTTATTTTAGTTCAAATACAGTAGATAATCAAGTAATTGATGTAGTGGAATTTTGCGGGGTAAATGGTTATTCGACACCAGAGCAAGGAATGAACTATGACCCAGCAGAACCAGGAGCATTTTACTTAATGGCAAACCCAAATATAAAAGTTTATTGGAAAAACAATTATCCAGATTTTAGTGTTATTCCTTTTTATAATTTTATTGTTAGAGATGCTGGGGAAGAATATAAAGCCGAATGGTTTGACAAATCCGAACAACTTTTAAACTCGGTAACTTTTTATGATGGCGAAGATGCATTTTTTAATTATGCAATCCCTTTAGTTTATGCCAATAGTACCTTTGTAATAATAAGTAGAAAAAATGAAGGGGCATATTATAAAATAGAAACCGAAGAAATATGTGAGCCATTATACCCAGTTGAACATATAAGGTATGTAAATAATTATGGTGGCTGGGGTTATTTAGCATTCTTCAAAGCAAGTTATAATTCAATCAATGTTAAAAATAGTGATTATGCATTAATGCAAAAAGAAGTAAATTATGAACAATTGAGAGGACAGACAAAGCCATTTAATATAAATGGAAATGGAAGCATGAAAGTTAATACTGGATGGATAACAGAAGATTATTTTGAGTTAATTCAAGACGTAATGTTAAGCGATACAATTATACAAGAAGATATTTCATTAACATATTATAGACCATTAATAATAAAAACCAGCACCATGCAAAAGAAAACATACTTAACTGAAAAGAATATAAACTATACTTTGGAGTTCGACTTTGCAAATAAATTAATAAATAATATAATCTAATGAAATTAAGCGTTGAAGTTTATATAGCAAATAATAGTTTAGAAATTAGTGGTTTTGCTACTGGTACTTACGCAAGTCCATTTTTATTTATTGCAACTAACTTAACTATGACCAACAATCAATATGCCGGTTATTATGTAAAAGTAACTTCTGGGAATAGTATTGGTATGATAAGTTGGATAACTGGGAATGATGATATCACTTTATTTTTAGAAACTGAAATACCAATAGTTACTGATGATACATTTGAAATATATAAAAGAGTTTATAAAAGACTAGATTTATTCAACGATGAAAAAATAAGTGTGACATCCCAAATTGGGAACGCAAACGACATAGGAAAGTTATATACAGATTATACGCAGACATTTACTATTCCAGCATCAAAGACTAACAATCAAATTTTATCGCATTGGTATGAAAGTTCTGTTGACGATGGATATGACCATAGAATGCGTTATGATGCCTATATCGAAGTAAATACACATAGATTTAAAAATGGAACTATTCAATTAGATAAAGCAGACAAAAAGAATGGATTTATAGAAAGTTATTCGATTACATTTTATGGAAATTTAGTTCAGTTAAAAGATGTAATAAAAGATGACAAATTACAAACTTTAAGCTTCCCACAAACATTACAATATACATCAGCAAATGTTAGGTCAATTATAACAGACGCAACAGACTATGGATTTAAATTTCCACTAATAGGAAATGCAAATAAATATAGTTATCAAGACGGAACTGCAACAGACATAACAACAACAACTGGCGCAGTTAAATGGAATGAGTTATTTCCAGCTATAAAGGTTTCGAGTATATTCCAAAAAATACAAACAAACTATGGTATTACTTTTACTGGTAGTTTTTTCAATTTAGACCAATGGCGAAAATTGTATTTATATTTAAAAAAAGGTTTGAAAATGGAATATTTATCCGACCAAGAACGAATAAATTTTGTAATAATTAATCCAGAACCAAATGCACCATTCCCAGAGTTTAATTTAAACAACGACACCTTAACAACAAATTGGAATTTTGGACTTAACCCAACACCAAATACTCAATATTATGTATTTACAATAAGAATAACGACTTCTAGCGCATTTTCTTATATCTTATATACATATAAAGATGGTAATTTATTTTCAGCAATTGCAAATAGTGGTACTCAAACAATGCAAATTGATTTAGTAAGAAGGGTAAACGACCCAACACCAAATCATATATATACATTTAAAATCGCATATACTGGCGCACCATTTGTGTATAGTGCCACAATAACTTATACTAGATATTGGTACACATCTTCAACAAATTTATGGGTAAATACAGTTTCAAGAGCAAATACGGCAACAACGAATACTGGTACGGCAAATATAAATTTGGCTAATTATATGCCAGATATGAAAATAATTGATTTCCTAACTGGAATTATAAAGGCATTCAATTTAATGATTATTCCGAAAGAAAATAATACCTATGAGTTTGCACCTTTAGAAATGTTTTATAATGCTGGTAAAACTTTAGACATAACAGAATACACTTACGAAGATGAAATGAGCATAAATAAGCCAAAGTTATTCAAAAGCATAAATTTTACTTATGCTGAAAGTAATAATGTCTTAAATGTGGCTTTTAAGAGCTTATATCAACAAAGCTATGGCGATTTGATTTACAATTCAAATAGGATAACTGAAAACTCAACTTACGATATTAAGCTACCATTTGAAAATGTATTATTTGAAGTTCCGAAACAAGGAACTCAATTCCAAACTGCAACCTTAATTGACAAAGATTTAAAACCTTATATTCCGAAACCGATGCTCATTTATTGTAATGGTTTGGTAACACCATTGACTGGTGCCGATAGAATTTACACGACAAATTCAACTGGCTCACCAACACAAATAACTAACTATAATCGTTTTTCAAACGAATACGATAGCATACCGACAGACCCAAACCATAATGGGTTAATGACAATGAATTTTGGTAATGAACAATCTAGCTGGTTAAATGTACTTGCGCCACAAGGACTATACTTTAGACACTATAAAAATTTTATTGATAATCTTTATAACATAAAAACTAGATTGATAAAAGTGAAAGCATTATTACCACCAAGTTTGTTAGGCAGTAGTGTCTTAAATGGCTTTGGAATACCTTTGGGAATTGCATTAAACGATAGATTGGTTATACGAAATAAAAGATACTTAATAAATTCATTTACGACTGATTTAACTACTGGCGAAACTGATTTGGAACTATTAACAGATTATAGGGGTGTTGATGCAGTTAATTCAGTAGGTTATAGATTTGCTAGTTTTCAAACTATCGATACTGACAAAGAAGAATTGATTATTGATGTAGAACTTTATTTGAATGACTATGAAAGTTTTAGTGTAAAAGGAAGCATTGATTTCTTAATACATGGTGACCCGAGTAATAATATAAGCGACATAACATTGGAAGTAACAATTCCAGAAAATACAACTGGGTTAGATAGGAGTTCATTTATATTAATTGAATATAAATTAAATGGAATAAAAGTACATCAAGAAATATTAATCGTATCACAAACTGCAATATGATAAAACAAATTTTAGATTGTTTGAAATTAGATTTTGAACACAATAGCGAATTAATCGCAATCGCAAAAGGTAAATATAAGCTTCCAGAAACATTCAAAGAAGCGCTTAAACCATTAAAAAATAAAAAATGGCACAAGAAGTAGAAGTAAAGGTAAAAGTTCAAACCAGCGAAGCCACATCGAATATTAATACTTTAGGCGAAAGTTTTAATAAACTAGATGGTAACGTAAAAAAGACAAATGAAAAGACAGTTGATTACGGAAAACAAATTTTGAATTCTGGTCAGCTTACATCAAAATTAAGTCAAGCAACTGGTGGCTTATCGGATGCGTTTGTTGGCGCAGTAAAAGGGATTGACCTAACAAACTTATCATTGAAAGGTTTGAAAGGTGCAATTATGTCTACTGGTGTTGGACTTCTAGTTATTGCATTGGGCGAATTAATTACGATACTAGCTGATTTTTTTAATTCAGAAAAAAGAAGTGAACAAGCGTTAAACTCGATGACAAAAGCACTAGATGAGCAATCCAAAGCTTTTGATAGAAATACAGAAAGTATAAAATTTGCTAACGATTTAGCAACTAAATATGCAAAAGCTAACGGAGAAACTAAAGACCAAATCGACAAAAGAAATCAAGAATTTTTTGAAAGAGAAAAACAACGAATTACAGATGAAATTATGTTGAATGAAAAAAAACGTTCAGCTATTCAAAGAAATGAAGATTTAACCGATGAAGACCGAAAAAAAGCTTTAGCTGATAATGATGCTAATTATGAAAAGTTAGATGCACAATCACAAGCTAATTATAGAAATAGAGAAAACCAAAAAGCTGAATTTTTTACACAAGAACAAGAAGCTGAAAAACAAGCAACCGAGAAAGCGTTAGAAAAACAAAAAGCCGATGGCGAGAAAGCAAAACAATTACGTGACCAACAATTAACTGCATTAAAAAACCTAGAGAAAAAATATGAAGATGAGTTAGAAAATTTAAAAGATAAAACAGAACAAGACAAACTTAATCGACAAAAAGAACGTGCTATTGAAGAACTTAATGCTATCAAATTAAGCGCTAAAGAAAAAGCAAAAGCTAGGGAATTAATCGAAGCCGATTTCAGACAAAAGCAATTAGATTTAGATAAGGCACACGCTGATAAAGTTCTGGCTTTACAGAAAAAACTAGAAGATGACAAAGCAACTTTACAAGCTACAACCGATGAGCAAAAACTTGCTTTAAGTCAAGAGAAAGCGATGAAGCAACTAGAAGTAGATTTAGCAAATATAAACGCTACGGAAACAGAAAAGGAAAACGCTAGAAGGTTATTGAAAGAAAGTTTTGATTTGCAAAACAAAGAAGCTAAAACGCAAAAAGAAGAAGCTGATAGGGAAGAAGAAATAGCAAAACTAGAACTACAACTAGAAGATGATACAATTTCATTTGAGGATAAAAAGCAACTTATTCTGGACCGAGAAGCTTTGTTATTACAAGACAAAAATTTAACAGAAAGCGAAAAGTTAAGAATTGAAAAGGAAAGTAAGGAAGCATCGAAAAAATTAGATGAAGAACAATACAATGCAAAAATGGCTTTGCTAGGTAAAACATCAGAAGCTTTATCGTCAGCTAGTGACATTGTTGGGAAAGAAACTGGAGTTGGAAAAACTTTAGCATTAGCATCGGCTTTGATGAATACCTATCAAGGTATTTCTGCCGGTGTTAAATTAGGTTATCCACAAGCAATTCCGGCCGTTGCTATGGCATCATTAACTGGTTTCAAAGCCGTTAAAAATATTATGTCGGTAAAAGTTCCCAAAGGTGGTGGGGGTGGTGGTGGAAATACAATTTCAGCTGGTACACCATCTGCGCCAAGTTTCAACGTAGTTGGGCCAAGTGGCGCTAATCAAATAGCTGAAAGTATGAATAAAAATACACAACCAGTTAAAGCATTCGTTGTAGGTCAAGACGTAAGTACACAACAAGGTCTTAATCGTTCAATCGTACAAAATGCAACTTTAGGATAAAAAAAACAAAATATTAAAAAAAACCGTTATATAATTATGAAAGTAATAGAACTAATAATCGACGAAAATATGGAACTTTCCGGAATAGATGCCTATTCTTTAGTAGAAAGTCCAGCCATAGAAGAAACTTGGATAGCTTTAAAAGAACAACCAAAGGAATTTAAATTTGCCGAAGTATCAAAAGAAAAGCGCATTATTATGGGTGCCTTACTGGTGCCAGACAAACAAATTTATAGACGTGACGAAGATGGGGAATATATGATTTGGTTTTCAAAAGATACTATTCGGAAATGTATGGAAATGTTTTTCAAAAATGGCAATCAAAATAACGCTACTTTTGAACACATGAATAGGGTTTCTGGTTTAACGATGGTTGAAAGTTGGATTATTGAAGATACCGAGAAGGATAAATCTAATTTATACGAATTAAATTTACCGGTAGGAACTTGGGTTGGCAGTATCAAGGTCGAAAATGAAGAAATTTGGAATGATTATATCAAAACTGGAATTGTAAAAGGTTTTTCGATTGAAGGTTACTTTGCCGATAAACTACAACCATTGTCTAAAAAGGATTTTAAGGATGATTTAAGCGATGAAATTATAGCCGGATTAGAATTACTATCAATTAAACAAATACTCGATGCGCATCAATCGTAAAAGTGATTGGAAAACACCTAGTCGAACAAGTCCTAAAGGTGGCCGTAGGGGTTGTTTATGTCCGGACAATACATATAATTCTGATTGTTGTGATGGAACAATTCACGCACAAGGAATAGGGATTATAAACCGGATAAATGAATTTATATTATTGGAAGATGACTTTTATCTTTTGCAAGAAAACAATTCAAGATTATTAATCGAAAATAAAATAAACTAATGGATAAAAGAATAAGCCAATTAGATTTAGTTACTGAACTAGATGAAAACGATGTGTTACCTATCGTAAACAATAACACAACTAAAAAGGTAAAAGTATCTCAATTAATTGCAAGTGGTGGGCAAACAAATCTATCTTACTTACCGGACCCAGAAAATGGGGTTATAGATAACGATAATGGCACAAGCGCAACAATACCTTTAGCAGATGTAACAAACGCTGGATTATTTAGTCCTATCGAAAAAACAAAATTAGAAGGAATAGAAACCGGCGCACAAGCAAATGTAAATGCAGATTGGAACGCTACGTCTGGCGATGCACAAATACTAAACAAACCGGATTTCGTAGCGCAAACATTATCAGAAACTTTAGCTTTAGGAAATACAACAGATGGTGAAAATATAAGTGTTTCAAATGGCGATGCTATTATTTTAGACAATGGCTCAATGCTTAAAAAAGGAACTATTGATGCCGGAAATGGTGGCGCAAAAGGTATTTCTCAAATTTGTAGTGTGGGATTTGAACACAAATGGGAAGCCGGTAGACTTTATATAATGAACGATGGTGGTACAATCATTCGTGAAGTATCCCATAACCTTACTTACACACCGACAGTAACAGATGATGTGACAAAAGGTTTTGTACAAAATACAAGATGGATTTTAGACAATGGCGATATTTATGTTTGTACTGACCCGACAGAAGGTTCTGCAGTTTGGGAATTTTTAACTGGGTCTGTTTCAAATTTACAACAAGTAACTAACGCTGGTTTTGAAACAACAAATCCTATAATAGCACATCAATTAGTAACAAAAACAAATGGTGGTAACAAAACAATGACTTTAAGTTCTAGTAATGTAGATACTGAAAGAACTGCCGAATGGCAAAATAAAGACTATACTGGTATTGCTGATATAAGTGACATTATACCACAAGTTAATAGCGATTGGAACGCAACTGGTGGGGTTGAAGAAATATTAAACAAACCAACTATTCCAGATGCTTCAAATTTTGTACCTTATACTGGTGCAACGAATGATTTAGATTTAGGAACTTATAATTTAAATGCAGACCATATTTCACTAAATGTTAGTCCAAGTGGTGCCGGTTTTGTAGTCGGCGCAACACAATGGAATAATGATTTAGGAAGTTCGCAAACATTATTAAAAGGTGGAAATGTAACTTTGAAAAATGGTGTTGATTTAGTGGCTAGGATAGTAAATAAAGTTCAACCAAACACGACATTAACAAAAGCCAGTTACCAAGTTGTTAGAGTTACTGGCGCAAGTGGACAAAGACTAGCAGTTGATTTGGCACAAGCAAATAATGACTTAAATAGCGCTGATACTTTAGGAGTAGTTACAGAAACTATTGCTACAAATCAAGAAGGATTTATTTTAACAGTTGGTCAATTATTGGATGTGAACACGACTGGAAGTTTGCAAGGTGAAACTTGGAATGATGGCGATGTACTTTATTTATCGCCAACAACGGCTGGAAGAATGACAAATATAAAACCAAATGGCGCAACTGGTCATATTGTTGTTTTGGGTTACGTAGAATATGCACACGCTAATCAAGGGAAAATTTATGTAAAAATAATGAATGGTTGGGAGTTGGACGAATTGCATAATGTTTTTATAAACACACCGGTCAATAACGATTTATTAGTTTACGAAACCAGTTCAGATTTATGGAAAAATAAAAGTTTGTCTTTATTGGGTATAAAAAGAAATATTATTAGTGAAGTTTCGAATATTCAAAACTCACAAAATTTAACTCAAAATATTGTATTTAGTCAATTAATACAAGGGAATACATTTGCAGTAAAAGACACAATGAATTTAAGTATTGGATTTGATAAATATGGCTCGAGTGGAACTGCAACTGTCAGAGTATATTTAAATGTCGGTAATAACCTTTCTGGAGCACAATTATTAATGACTTTTACAAGTGCTACAACTTCTAGATATATTGTTTTAAAAAGGATGTTTTCAGTTTTTAGTACAACTCTAACGCAAGGTTTGTTATCAACATCATCAGCAATAACTGACTCAATAGCGAGTACAATAACATCAGAACTTTATAGTTATGAAATTGGAAGTCCTAGGTATTTAATAGTTACTATTCAACAAACCAACGTCAATGATACTATTTATACGAACACTATAAATTTAACAAATTAATATGAAAACTATAATAGATAAAAATACTGGTAAAGTTTTATTTGGCTCAATAATCGAAATTGATTTATTGGATAGTCAAATGGCAGTTGATGAACAATTAATGGAATATTTTGAAAATCCATACTATAATTTTGAGACAAAAACTTTCTACAATAAAACAGAATAATAAAAACGAAAATGCAAATTAATTAACTAAATACGTTATACAATTATGGAAACACAAATTAGAGTTATAGCTTCGATAAATAAGCTAAAACAAATCCAAGCACAAAGACAACAAAATTTTGGTGCTATTGAAGATGCAATTGCTTCGGTGAAACAAGAATTACAAGATGCCGGTGACATGTTAATGAGTTTAGTCGATGACTATAATTCAGACATCGAAGATACCAAAACTAAAGCATCAGAATTGGCAGAATTTGTTTCAAATTTTATGATTGAAGCCGATGGTGGATTTAGAGAATATGAAAAAAATTATTTGAATATTTCACAAGAATTGGACAGTTTGGGAATACCTTACGAAAATGTGCTTTATGACGCACAAGAAAGATATGAACAAGCTAAATCCGAAGCTGATACTTTAGCGTTTAATTTAGGAAATTAGTAAATTATGAAAACACAAAGTAAAGTATTCCTAAATTTACAGAAGTTCAAAAAAAGAAAAGAACTTGGCGCAGTCGAAGACGCAATTAGAGAAGCGATTGAAAGAGTGAAAGCAAAAGGCGATGAACTTTTTTATACATCAACTAGCTTAAATGCAGAAATTGACTATGTCGTAGGCCAGATTGAAAGTTTGAAGGAAGGATTAGAAAGCACGATGAACGAATATAAAAACGATTGGAATAGACAACAGTCAGAATTTGAAGAAATTGCTAGTGAATTAGATAATAATGGTGTTGGGTATAATAATCCATTCGGCGAATTATCAAGCAACTGGGAAGACGTCTTATATTATGGCGATATAGTATTAAAATCACAAATTAAATAACAAATGAAAAACACAGAAATTTTAAGTCGTATTAATGCTTTACTTAACAGAAAAGTAAAGCTTGAACAAGCGACATTAGACAATGGAACAGTTGTGGAAGCTGATAGCTTTACGGTTGGCAGTCCTATTTTCGCAATCAATGGTGAAAACAAAGACCCATTAGAATTAGGAACTTATACCTTGGCAGATGGAACTGTAATCGAGGTTTACGAAATCGGGGTTATTGGCGAAATTGCTACGGCTAGTGCTGAAAGTGGCGAAGCAGAAACGGAAGTAGAAGCTGGTAAAAAAAAGGAAACTGCAATGGCAGATGTACCGGCAACACTAGAAGAAATTTTGACTGCCGTAGTGGATGCGATGCAACCAAAACTGGATGAATTACAAGCTAAAATTGATGCCTTAACCGGTGGTCAAACAGAAATGAAAGCAAAACTTTCATCAACACCGGCTAGTAGACCAACAAAACACAAACCAACAGAACTAACAAAAGAAATTAAAACAAAATCGTTTGACCCACAATCTTTGATATTCGCAAAATTGGCAAACATAAACAGATAAAAAAAAATGAAAAATTTAAGAAGAACAAATTTAAGTCAACCGACAATTACTACAACTTACGCTGGGGAATTTGCCGGTAATTATATTGCTTCGGCAATATTAAGTGCTAACACAATTGCTAATAACGGTGTTACAGTTAGACCAAATGTAAAGTACAAAGAGGTAATTAAGCAATTCTTTTCAGAAGATTTAATTCAGAATGCAACATGTGATTTCAATAATTTAGGCGAAGTATCTTTACAAGATAGAGTTTTGGTTGTTGATGAAAAACAAGTTAACATTGAACTTTGTAAAACACCATTCCAGTCGGATTGGGATGCCATTCAAATGGGTTATTCTGCATTCGATGTATTACCAACTTCATTTTCTGATTTCTTTATTGGAAGAATGTTAAACGAAGTGGCTTTGTCAACTGAAAAATATCTTTGGAATGTTACGGATGGTTTTCCATTTTTATTGGAAGCAGATGGTGCAACAGTTGTAGCAAGTACTTCGGTTGATGCTTCAAATGTAATCGCAGAAATGAGAAAAGTTGTTACGGCTTGTCCAGACGCAATCTATGGCAAGGAAGACCTAAAATTATTCGTTTCGCAGAAAGTGGCGAAAGCATACGTATCGGCTTTAGGTGGGTTTGCTACTAACATTGGCGCAAATGGTTTGAACGCACAAGGAACAACTTGGTACACTTCTGGTGGGGCATTAAGCTTCGACGGAATTCCAGTTTTCGTTGCAAACGGATTGAAAGACCAAAATAGTAACTTGATGGTATTGACTACCGTTTCTAACTTATATTTCGGAACTGGTTTAGTTGATGACCAAAATCTTGTACAAACCATAGATATGGCTCAAATCGACGGCTCGAAAAACGTAAGATTTGTAATGAGATGGACGCAAGGTTTACAAGTTGGATTTGGTCAAGACGCAGTAGTTTACGGAACATTCGTATAGTATTAACATATAAAAATTTAACTTATGGCTTGTTTATTAAACACTGGGCGAAAATTAGCTTGTAAAGATGCCGTAGGTGGCATTCGAAGAGTATTTTTAGCCGACTATGGAACATTAGGTACTGCGACAATTAGTAATACTGGTTATGTGACTGCGTTTACTGGGAATTATGCTCTATTGCAATATGATGTAAAAAGTGCATCCGGATTAGAGCAAACAATAAATTCAAGTGACGATAATGGAACTACTTTCTTTGAGCAAGTTTTGACATTGGTTTTAACAAAACTTGACCCATTGACACAAACGGAACTTAAAAATGTTATCGCCGGTAGACCACATGTTTTTATCGAAGATAACAACGGAAATTATCTTGCAGTTGGAATGACTAGGGGTACAACTACAACTGGCTCAATCACTACTGGAATTGCGTTAGGTGATTTAAATGGTTACACCTTGACAATTACGGGCCAAGAACCTTTGATGGCGCAGTTCGTAACTGCATCTTTGGTTACCAATAATATCCTAGAACAAGATGGAACTAATATTCCAGAGCAAATAACACCAATATAGGGATATATTGAACAAATGGGATTGGGGAATTACTCGGTCGGAAAATACACTCAATTTATTGGGTGTTTTTTTTTATGCAAAATTCAAAAAAAATACGTTATATGAATATGACAATAGTAAACACAAACCAAGAACAAACATTTTCGATTATTCCTATTCGACAAATAGACGAATATGAAAATGACATATATGTTGATATAACCAACGAAACTACAAAGGAAGTTTATACTCGATTAATAACCTATCGAGAAAATATAAAAGATATTTATTATATTGGCGCTGAAGATTTTGATTTTTTTATAGAAAATACTTTTTTTACTATGAAAGTATATTTTGACGATACCGAAGAAATAATTTATAAAGACAGAATTTTTTGCACTAACCAAGATGCAGATAATTTTACTATAAACGAAAATGAATATAACTTCCCAAACATAAATAATAATACATATATCACAATATGAGAAAGCCAATAATAAATAAAGCGCCAGTTAAAAAGGGTGGTATAGGTATGGTCCAATTATCAACTTATACATCACCACAAATTGTTGAGGTTAAGAATAAAGATTGGGTTGCGTATGGCGATGATAACGACTATTTTGGTTACTTACAAGACCGTATAAATGGAAGTCCTACGAATAACGCAATTGTGAATGGTATTAGTCAAATGATATTTGGTAAGGGATTAGATGCTACTGACAAATTATTGAAACCGGAAGACTTTGCTCAAACTATGCTTTTGTTTGATGACGATACAGTTGAAAGACTATGTTACGATTTAAAAGCTATGGGCCAATGCGCAGTTCAAGTTGTTTATTCTATAGACCGGACCAAAATAGTAGAATGTAACCATTGGCCGGTAGAAACTTTACGAAGTGGGAAATGTAACGATGATGGGGAAATTGAAACGTATTTTTATGCAGACAATTGGCAAGAAATAAATAATCAAAAAAAACCATTACCTATTCCGGCATTTGGCACAAGTGACCAAAGCGAAGAAATTTTATATATCAAACCTTATAAAACTGGGTTCTATTATTATTCGCCAGTTGATTATCAAGGTGGGTTACAATATTGTGAGTTAGAAGAAGAAATAAGCAACTACCATTTGAACAATGTTATGAATGGAATGGCGCCTTCGATGTTAATCAATTTCAATAATGGAACACCTACGGAAGATGAGCAAAGACAAATCGAAAGGGATATTCAAGCAAAATTTTCTGGAACTTCAAACGCTGGAAGGTTTATTCTTTCTTTCAACGACAATAATACCTTATCGTCAACTATTGAGCCGGTCCAATTAAGCGATGCACACAACCAGTATCAATTTTTATCTGACGAAAGTATGCGTAAAATAATGGTTGCGCATCGAGTAATTTCGCCAATGCTTTTAGGAATTAAAGATACAACCGGATTTGGGAATAACGCAGATGAATTGAAAACTGCGTCTATTTTGATGGACAATACTGTTATTAGACCATTTCAAAATTTATTGATTAAATTCTTTGACAAAATACTATCTTTTAATAATATTTCTTTAAAGCTATATTTTAAGACTTTACAGCCATTAGATTTTGAACAATCTACGATAACACCAATTCAAGATAATAATGTCTTAAACCCATCCCAAAATAGCTTAAAAGCCATTCCAGATATGGGAACTCAATTGGCTAAAGATATATTGACAAATTTGACTGGGGAAACAGTTAATGAAGAATGGGAATTAATTGCGACTAGGAAATACGATAAAAATAACAAAAGTCTAGAAGACTGGACAAAGGAAGTGGCTTTAAGAACTCACTTAAAAACCGGTGGGGAAATAACATCGTATCCAAGTGAAAAGTCTTTTTTGGATGAAGAATATTATAAAGTTAGGTATGAATATTCACAAGCTTATTCAAGTACTAAATCACGAGAATTTTGCGTGAATATGATGTCTAGAACTGCAAACGGAGTAGTTTATAGAAAAGAAGATATTGACCAAGCCAGTTTTTCTGGAGTTAATAATTCATTTGGACACAATGGACAAAATTATTCATTATTCGAGTACAAAGGGGGGCCTTACTGCCATCACTATTGGAATGAAAACTTATACCAAAGAAAAATAGGTCCTAATGGGTTACCGGTAGAAGACAAAGCATTGTCATCAAATGAAGAAGTATCTTCGATTGCCGGTTATAACCCAAACCCAAATGGATGGGATACGGCACAAATTCCAACTATTGACATTAACGAATATGGTGGACATCACCCAGATTGGATAGCAAAACACACAAAATAAATATGGCAACTACATTATTCATAACACCGAACGACCTAAAACAGAATACTATTCTAAATGGTAATGTTGATACGGATTTATTTCTAAATTTTATCAAAATCGCCCAACAGATGCATATACAGAATTATTTGGGAACGCAGTTGTATAATTCGATAACAAATAAAATAAAAAATAATAATTTAACCGGCGATTATTTGGACTTGGTTACAGAATATATCCAACCAATGCTAATACATTTTGCGATGGTAGATTACCTTCCTTTCGCAAATTATCAAATTAGGAATGGTGGTGTCTTCAAACATCGGACAGATAATTCTGAAAGTACGTCGAAGGATGAACTTGATTTATTAGTTCAAAAGCATCGAACATTTTCCGATTTTTATGCGCAAAGGTTTGTTGATTATATGGGAATTTTTGCGTCTCAAATGTTTCCAGAATACTGGTTGAACAGAAATGCAGACATGTTTCCGGACCGAAAACCTAGTTCAGCGCCTTGGGTGTTATAGGCCATTTAACGCATTTTAAGGCCCATTTTAGGCACGATTATGCTTTTTTATACTATTACATAAAAATTAAAAGATAATAAAAAATCCTATGGCAATGAGGGTTACAAAGGCAAAAAAAAATAATGAAAAAAATCTTGACAATGTACAAAAAAATGAAAAAAATCGATACAATGTCAAGGAAGATAATATAAAAAAAATGATAGCTTACTTAAAAATCCAAAATAAAAATGACACAAGAACAAATTAAAGTATACGCAGTTAACGGAACAATTTTTGGGTTATCATTTACTAATTTAGAAAATACGATGAAATTAATACTATTGGGTTTGTCAATAGTTTATACTGCAATAATGATATATAAAATCTTAACAAAAAAAAATGATGCAAATAAGTAAACACCTTTCATTAAAAGAATGTACCTATTCGGCAACGGCTGAAAAAATGGGTATATCAAATACCAGTATGACAAAAACTCATATCGAAAATATGAAGCTTCTAGCTGAAAAGGTTTTTGAACCAGTTAGACAACATTTCGATATGCCAATTAAGGTAAGTTCAGTCTATCGAAGCTTTGCTTTAAACCAAGCAATAAAAGGGTCGATTACTAGCCAACATTGTTCCGGTCAAGCTATGGATATCGATATGTCTGGCGCAAAAGGAATATCGAATAAAGCTATTTTTTCATATATAAAAGACAATTTAGATTTCGACCAGCTAATATGGGAATTTGGAAATTCAAAGGAACCGGACTGGGTACATGTATCCTATACAAACGTAAAAAACAGAAAACAAGTATTAAAAGCAAAACGAATTAACGGAAAAACACATTATGAAAATTTTTAAAAAATGCCTAAAATTATCGGACTTGAATGACATTCCAGAACCAATAAAAAATGTATTAGATGAGTCAGCGCAAACTTATGCAGAAAGTCCACATACAACAAATGCCGGTTTTATATTGAGATTTATTTGTAAATTAATCAAGCCAACAACTATTATCAAAATGTTTGCACACAAGTTAAGCAAATAGATACTAGGAAGTATTTTAACGTAGGTTTAAGATACCGAAACATCAAAATAGTGTAAAGTTACCTTTATTGAATTATCGTTGCTTAAAAGGTATATTTTGCGCTATTTTTGTTTTAATAAATATAATTAATATATAATATAATAATATAATATAATTAATATAATAATTAATAACTATTTTATTTATGTTCAATCCACAACCGAAAGTCAAAAAACAGAAAAAAACTAGCAGAAGTAATTTAATAAAAAAACTAGATGCAGAATTCAGTATTTTCATCCGGACCAGATTTTCTATTAATGGCAAAGCAAGTTGTTTCACTTGTGATAAAGTAGACGATTGGAATAAATTACAATGTGGACATTTTCAGTCTAGGAAACATTATTCTACTCGATGGGATGAAATAAACTGTCAAGTCCAATGTGTTGGTTGTAACGTAATGAAATATGGCGAACAATATAAATTCGGAATTCATCTGGACCAAATTTACCAAGAAGGAACTGCAATCGGATTATTGCACAAAGCTAAAGAAACTTTTAAAATTAAAGATTTTGAAATAATTGAAAAAATAGAATACTATAAAAATATAAATTCTATATATTTGCATTCTACAAAAGTTGATTAATTCATACTTTTTGTTTTAAGTTAATAAAGTTTTTAGTGAAACGGGAGAAATGCCTACGTTTAATACGTCTGGCATTTTTTTTTGTGTTTTTTTTTCATAAATGCTTTTTTTATTAAAAAATTGTTTGCAAGTTTGTGCCGGATTTGATGGGAATTATTCAAGTCAAAAAGTGGTACCTTTCTGTGAATAGGTGGTCAAGAACAGACCTAAAAAATCGAACTGCGAACGACAGTCAGCCGGAAGCGAAAAGGTCCATCGACCATAGTAGTGATGAAAGCCAAATGTTCCATGAACCCGAATAGGTAGTATATGCGTGATGGTGGACTTAAAAGTCTTAACTGTCGGATTTCAATATGTGAGTATTGGTCTAGGAAGAAAACGGTGTCTATGGATGTGTGTCCATACCGATGATTAGAAAACTATGAAACACTAAAAAAATTCACTAAAAACAAAAATTATGACACAAATTGAAATCGAAAAGTTATTCGTTGAAAAACGTAGCAAATTCACAAAACCACAACAAAGAATTATTGACCTTTTATTGGCCGGTGCCAGATTAACGACAGTAAATAAACACCATCAAAGTGGTGGTGAATATATGTGGATAATGTCCGAAGGTGGAAATCCTTGTTATGCCGGAAGCGTATACAAAGCTTTTTGGGGTATAGGTTATAGCATTAGGAAAATAACCGGTATTGACCCACAAATGGGAAAATACTTTTATGTTGATACAAATTTTACAGTAACTTTTTAAATTTTAAAATTATGAACTACAAAAAATTAATGGAATACAACCCAACTGAATATGACAGAATGGTAAACTCTAAAGGTCAAGAAATAGTATTTTACGAACATCCTTTGAGGGGTGACGAATTTCCGGTTATAATCGTATGTCACGAACTAGAATTGGCAGATTACACGGACTTTATGGAAACTACCGATATGATGGAAGACCATAAAGAATATGAGCCATCATTCGTAAATGGCAAATTGTATATTGGCGATTATGAATATTAATTTTAATTTTAAAACTATGAAAACATTTTTATCAAAACAGAAGTATCAAGTCTATGCAATAGGGTTTATTGCATTATATTTTTTAACTCGATTTTTTTACTAAAATTATGGATGAATACAGAAAGCAACAACTTTGGATGATATTCAAAGAAAACGGTAAAGTAACAGTAACTTATGTTAACGATTTGCAAGAAGACGAAGACGTAACATATACGAATTTTGAGGAAGCAGTACGAGAAATTAACATTAGAGGGTCAGTTGACGAAGCATATTTTTAATCACAAATCACTAAAAACAAAAAATTTAAAACAAAAAA